CTTCAACAACTGACGCACGGCGGAAAAATTTAAGAACCTTCTGGCTATAGATTTCGGCTTGGAAATTACCGGACGGTAGGTTACCGTATCCGGCGGATACACCAATAGCCATTTCCTTAACCTTTCTCTATAAGTCTAGCCATTTACGATACGACCCTCCGCATTTGCTAAGTCAAGCTCTTCTTCAAGCTTGGCAAACTCATGCGGTTTAAGTTTACGTATCTCTGAGGTTTTCCATATTTTTTTGTTAGAGTCTTTAACAGCAACTGTTTTAGCACTTGTCTTAGTAACAGCTTCTGCAGCAGAACCCTTTGGACGACCTCGCTTTTTGTTAAGCCCTTTGTCGGCTTTGTACAAATCTAGGACACGGGCTGCATACTTAACGTCTGAGCTATTTCCCGTAACTCCTTCTGCAATGCTAGGTGGCTGCTCCTCTAACCAAGCTTTAAAGTCATCTGACTTTTTTAGCTCTGGAAAGTCTGGATGCAGGGCTAACAATTGTTGGTATGCACTTTTAGCTTGTAGTTGTTCTTCTCGTTGACTAAGCCGTGCAACTTCTGCACGAAGCTCTTCAACTTCTTTAGAAGCATTTTTTGTGCTTACCTGTTCAACCATGTTATAAACTTCAGGATAACTCTGCTTAAACTGCTCTATTTCAGGGTCAGCTTGCGGTTCAGGAGTCTCATCAAATGAACTAAGCATAGCCTGTTCATTTGTAAGTTTTTCACGCTCCTGTTTCCATTCCGCTACTTTTTCATCATAGTGCTTTTTAAGATCGTCATACCTCTTCTTATAATCATGATCTTCTTTTTTTGAAGTCTTTACAGAAATAGTTTCCTCGTCCTGTTGTTCTTCAACCACATCTTCTTCAAGGGTAGCGTCTTCTGGAGCATCGTCTTCATAAACGTCTTTACGATACGCGCCCCTATACGGGCCTTGAACTGTGTCTTTGTCTTGTACTTCGGTAGTCATTTTTCCTCCTTGCGGGGCCTCTATGGGGTAGCCGCAGTTGGGTTAGTCCAGCAGGGCCGCTAGTTAGCGGGTGGCTGCTAATCGACGTTGCCTTCTTTTCTCTCTCCTGTTTTCAACAGGATCAAAAGGCTTTACGTCTTCCTCTTCCTCTGGTTCAAAGTAGCTAATCATTGTATCTGCACTTTGTTCTGCCCTCTCGATATTTTTCGGTGTGGGTAGTTCAGAGTCGGAAATTGGTTGTAGTCCTTGTTGCCGTTCTTCTGGCATCTGAGTGGGTATTGCCCTAAACGCCTCGGCCTTTGTGTCTAGACCAGCAGCAAGATTTGAGTGGTCATCAACATAAAAATGATGTTTTCCTATAATTTTAGACAAAATAAATCTGCCACTTGCCATCTGATCATCAAAAAACTTTTGTTCTTTTTCTGTTGCTGCATTTGGATTATCTTTTTCTCTAATATCTGGGTTTCTGAAGTGTAAGGCACCTCCAGTTATATCCTCTAGCCCTTGTTTAGAAAGAGCCTGTCTTGCAAGTCTTTTTGCTATCTCATAGTTTGGACCTGACGGGTTATTGTAATCTTTTTTACCATAACTACTAAAAGCATTTTTTTGGCTTATAACTTTACTTGCTTCTTTAAGATTTCCAAAACCCGCTGTTTCATCTTTAATTCTATTCATAACAACATTAGCTACAGCTTGCATACCTGCTTCTCCATCAACTCCAGCCTCAGAGAAAAGTATGCGAGCTAACATATCTAAGTTCTTATCTACTTTACCACCCTCCTGCGCTCTTACAGGGGCTTGGCCTTGTGGGGCTTCTTGTGTTTCTTCAATCTTTTCTTCTGTTTCTTTTTTACCTCTAGCGTTGATCTTATCAAGTAAGTCTTCTCCGATAAGGGCGACTAATTGAGGTGGCACATAAACTTCTTGCTCAGATATCCTACCGGGAACATCGCCATTTACTTGTTGTGCTGGTCGCGTAATCTTACCCACATCAATCTTTTCACCTGTCATCTTTTCATGTTGTGCAGCAGCAGGTTTAATTAATCTTTCTAGTATATCAATAAGTCCTGCTTTTCTTACAGCAGAGGCGTTTATAATATAAGAGCCGTTTTCAAAATTTATATCTGACTTATCACTTACCGTGTTTGCTTCTGTGTTAGCAACTGCTTCATCATCTATTACACCAGCAACTGCATCTGCCTGTCGCGGCATTGATCTTTCAGGCATACCGCCAAGCTTCAACTGTTGCATCTCTTGATCTATTGGGGGAGCGGGGGGCGGCTCTTCTTCAGGCATTGGTAGCGTTGGCAGTTCCTCTTCTGGCATAGGTTGTTCCATAGGAGCTTCTGGCTGTGGAGCTTGTTCCATGCTAATCTGTACGTCAAAAACATTTAACACAGATTGTAGCTGCTCATCTGACAGCATAGACATAGCTTCCTCTGCAACTGCCCTTTGTTCTTCAGGCATAGCTGCTAAATTTTGTTCTACTTGTTGTATTGTTATTGCTGCCATAATTATTCCTAAAGTTACCAATCTGAATCTTCACCAAAGCCCATATCATCGTCCATGTCTGCCGCTTCTGCATCGCTCATGCTTGCCATATCTTCAATTGACATGTCTTGAAAACTTTCAACGGCAGACTGCGCCGCTGATAGATCTGTAACATCCGTCACTTCATAAGGGTCCATCATTAGTTGTGTGGTTTGGTTTAAAGCCTTGTTTGCTGCCTCTTGTGCAGTAATATTATCTCTAGCCATAAACTCTCGAATTGTGTTTGTTATCTGCTTATCTACGGCACTGTGTTGAGGTTGAAAGGTTAAGTTACCTGTAACGCTCATCACAGCCTCTGCAATCTGTACGTCCTGAAGACTAGGGTCTCCTTCAGGCGCGTTATATCTATCGCCTATGGCTTCGGATGCCGCGTCTTGCATTTCTTGTATGTAATTTTGAAAATCTGGGGGTAAACTTAAAAAATCTGGCTGACCGAAAACGTCTAAAGCACCCAAAGTTTCAGCATATTGTTGAGCTTGCTCCCGCTGCATTCCATTCATAATTGCTTGAAATGCAAATTCAAAAAACTGTTTGTTTGTCTCTGGGTTTGGAGTTAGTTCTATATTTTTTGCCTCTATATAATCTTGAAGACCAAGGGGGCTATTAATTACTCCCGTTGATATCATATCTTTTATTTCTGCCATCTCTTGTGCAACTGCTTGGCTTACAGAGGGTACGCTAGATAACGCAGTATCTGCTATCTCAGTAAATTGTGTGCTTGCCATCTGACCTATTGCTTCGCTAAAAGCTATTGCAGCTTGATACTCAGGTGTATCTTTTGCAGCGTTTAAGGCAGTGGCTATTTCTTCTGCAATCTGCTCATCTTCAGGGCCTATAAAAGACTGCCCACTTGTAACCGCTCCATCAATAGTACCTGTTCTACTAAACTCAGCCATATCAATGTTTATGTTGCCTACACCTGCCAAAGCATACTCAGATAAATCTACTGATACTATTTCTCCAAAACCTTTTTCTGCAGCGCCTGTAAATGAAAGGCCCGGAGAAACACTAGTTACTCCAAAACTAATATTTCCTGTTGACGGCGTGCTTACTTGCCCAGTAAAGCTTGGTAGTTCTGCAGCGATAGATATGTTTTCCATCATCCGTTCTGCTTGTTGTTGTGCAGTCTCTCCTCCTATAAATTCTGCAAGCATTCGAGCACCACTGACCACACTTCCCATGCCAGCTAAAGCAACAAAACTTTGTACAAAACCCGGCATATCTGTAACATGCTTTCCTGATTTAGCATCCATTAAAAAGGTTTCTTCAATACCGTTAACATTAAAACTTTTTGGATCAGGATTAAATGTTCCAAACTCTGCGTATGTCCCTGCTAATTCACCAAATGCTTGTAATGTTTCAATAGGGGACTCTATAAAATTTGCAAGCCCTGTAAAAAACTCTTCTATATTTGATTGAACTTTATCAGGAGTAGATAATAATGAATCAATTTTAATATTTGATATGTTGTTAGCAAGTATGGCTAAATCAGCAATCTGCTTCGGATTACCTTGAGCTAAACCTGTTTGAAAAGCACCAGATAGTGCCTTCTGTGCAATGGCTAATGCTCCACCTATAGGTGTTCCTTTTGTAGCAATGTTAAAACCATTATTGACCACATTGTTTGCATCTAAACTTAATATATTATTAAAAGTTCTAGTAAGACTTGTAGGAGTCATTCCAACTAAACCGAGAGACTTTATAGCCTCTGGACTAACATTCTCAAAACCCGGAACATCATTTATTGTTTCAATATCATCTAGTGATGGTGCGGCAATATTTACATCAGATAAGAAAGCAGAATCAGTTTGTATGTCTGTTTCAAGACCTGCAGATATACTGCGAGTTGGTGGAGTATATGTTCTGCTCTCTCTAGTGGCAATCGCACCAAGAGGACTAGGGCCTGATATGTCTTCAGTGCCGGGAAGTCCCACCGCTCTGGAGTATGACTCTGGATCAAAGGTCATTAACCCTTCACCACCTGTCGGTGTTCCAAATAATTTTAGTGCTTCTTTTTGTATGTTAGTTGCCACTATATACTTTCTTCTGTTCTGTTACTTGTGTTTTAAGAGATAGGAGGTGCTTCACTAGCTGCAGCTTGCCCTGCAGTTGCCGCATCTCCGACTCCGATTTCTCCTCCGTCAGGAGGCCCAGATAACGGTCCTGAAGCTCCTTCAGGTAATCCTCCAGACTGCCCCATGCTTGGGTCTGGTTGACCAGCGGCATCAGGAGTTGGCATGTTTCCTTGTTGAGCATTTAACCCTTTCAATATTTCTGCAAAAATTTGGGCATCATTTACATCATTAACTAGTAGATCAGGATCAATGTCCTGTGCAATTGCTAGCTCTTTTATAAGATTTGGAATCTTTATAAAGGGTGCTAACATCGGGTTTGCAACAGTCTGTAGTAATGCTGTGAGACGTTGACTGCGAACCTCTTTCTGCATCACTGCAGCCGTGCCTTGCGGTTTTATTTCAAGATCACCCATAATCTCAGGCTTCTCTTCATTAAACTGCATGTTCCAATGAAAGAAAGATTCTCCCATTGGTTTTAGTAGAAAGTCATCAATATTTTTTATTACTGTTTTAATACTTAGGTTAGCACCGCCTAACAACATACTTAGTCCTGCGGCAGTTCTACCTGTACCTGTAACGCCTGTCTGACCGTGCATGATACTGGGCAGACCAGTTTCTTCATCGGCTAATTGACGCGCAGCCTGATACATCTGAATGTTTTCACCAGCAGTATTTGGAAATTTTACAGAGTTGATAGCTGTGCCGGGATTACCAGACTGTCGCCTAAATACTTTACCCGGATAGATATCATAGTTCTGTCCCGGTACAAGAGATGCTTCATCTACATCAAATACTACATTACCAGCCAACGCTAAATTGTCAATAGCCATTCTTACATGACCATTCATTAGTAGTTGTGCATCTTCCATATTTTCAGGAATACCTACACCAAATAATTGATACGGGTTTATCTCATATGGAAATGCGTGAAACGGAAGTTTGTAAGGCACAAATGGATTGAGAACAGCCCGTATAATATGCTGACCACAAATCCATACGTTTACAGATAGCTCAGTAAGTTCGTCAATGTCCCCTTCGGAACCCAGCCCGATCTCAGAAGCAAATCGTGCATCAAGCTTTCCCCAATACTCAAGAACTTCAAACCGAGTATTGTCAGACATATCTTCCAAGCTTTCCCTACGAATGGTCTCTTCATAATACTTGTCATCATAGTTTGGACCTGTACTTAAACACTCTGCAATATTATCAGGTCTAAAGTACGGTTTTTCTGCCAAGTCTCGTAGCTGAGAAGCACTCATGCGGTGACGCTGGATGACGTACTCACAATCATCTATGCTTGTAGCCCGTGGGTCAGGAAAAAAGTCCCAACAACTAACCGACTCAATACGTGGGACACTGCGTTTGTATGGTGCATAGCCATCAGCATTCCAACGGTGTAGAGTTTTAGTTTCGTTAAATGGTCCCTTTATAACTCCTGTGCCTAGAAGTGCAGATTCAAATATTGCATGACGCAATACATTTACTGCATTGTTTTCTTGTAGCTGGTCATGAATAACTTTTTCCATAGCCAGTGCAGATTGACGTGAGGGAGATATTTGCGGCTCACCCATACGAGATGGGCCTTCTGCAAGGTTCGCTCCATCATACTTTTCCGCCATACCCCCAAGAAAGTTTTCAGGAGTTTCTGCTTCCATAGCACCCGGAGGGAGTTCTCGCCCGTCTCCAGCAAACCCAAACGGGTCCATCGGAGGCTGTTGCTGTTGCATCTGTCCTGCAACGTCTAGGTGAGCAAACTCTGCTATACCTTCTGGTATAGGAGAGGATTCTACAACGATGGGAAACTTCTTATTGGCAAATAGTACGTCAATGATCTGACCAAACGCTGCAAGAACTTTTGTTTTGGTAATCTTTATAAAGACTCTACTCTTTTCAG